TTAACGCTCCCCTCGCAGAAGGGCCAACCCCAAAGTCAGTAGGTAGCCAAGCAATAAGAATCCAATAAAACCCACCAGCTTTATCAGTCCACTTTCGAATAAGAACAATGAAAGGAACGCTGCGATTGAGGCAACACCTGTGATAGTGGCAGCAAGAATATGGGATGTACCTATCCCAACGAATCTAGCAAATTTACTTAGAGAGGATTTTACAGAGTTCATTCTCAATGCCTTTACATATCACAGGATTGCTATTGATGTATCTGATATAAGGTTCCAGCTGATTTTCAACAAGAAAATAGACCATATCAAGATTTTGAGGTGAAACTCTAAAGTAGGTTTGTGGATAATTTCGCTGCATACGTCTTGAAGCCAAAGCAGCTTCCTCAATGAGTCCCTGCCACATCAATACGTTCAAGGGCACTGAAACACTGAAACGCACAAATTCACGATAAACCACAGCAGATGTCGCCTTTCTAATCATCAGCGAACCTGCTGTATAAGCGATCCCAAACTGTGCCCCTGTTTTTCCGCCTAAATGTCCAGCACCATAAGCCAGCTGGTTATTTATCGCTTCTTTTCCTGCGTCATTTAACTTTTTATAGAAATCCGTCATAACGAGGGTTATTAAACGGCGTATGGGTTCTTCTTTACTTCCCACAGCTCGGATAAGCCTGATAAAACGCTCTGTCTCTCGCTGGTTTCTGTCCTTAATAGCACCGCCTGCAAGCCCGCTTCCCTGCCACGTTCTTATCACCCCATGATGCATAAGGCCTGGCATACTGGAAATACCATCCACGATCCCACGTACAATTTGCTTTGCGTCCATACATTTTCCTTGTAAGCAAATAATGTTCAACGTTTAGAATATCCAATCTGAAGTAATATTTCTATTGGCACGATATTTCAGCACCTTCATTCGTCATTTATTATTATAATTTGTTGATTTATAGTATTATTTAAAGATTAAAATATTAAGAATTTCATCTTATAGAGATCCATTCAAAAGCACATAATCAGAATTATTTACTGCTATAACAATAAGTTATGTTTTCCATTAGATCCTTTTTAGGATCCAATTATTGAAAATTACTGAAATTCTTTTCACTCTTTTCAGTTGGCAAAATCTGACAGGAAGCCAGCAGCCATGCGCTCTGGCGACGCTGTCTGTAAAAAAATAAAACTGGAAAAATTTTATGATGCAAAATCTGCAGGCGGGTGCGGTGTAGCGCCGATTTCGTCTGCCGGACGATTATTTTGCCGTACTGACGCGCTGCCAGTGGCGGGCTGTGCGGATGATCTGTTTATGGTTGTCGTGCTTGAAGGGCGCGCCTTTACGTAGCCCATCGTGCGTCTGAGGCGTTCTGGTGACAGGCAATAAAAAACCCGCTGTGATAGCGGGTCTGGGTGCTGGCTTACTTGCCGATGACGGGTGAATATTTCGTACTGAGCGCGGCGGCCTGCTGGCTGCTCTGTGCGATATCGCTGCTGTTCGTGGGCTGGCCGGTTGACGGGGGCGTATTGCTGGCCAGCTGGTCAGCCAGCTGCTGAACAAGCGCCACGGTATCGAGCATCAACTGGGCCACGTTAATCTTCTCTGAACCAATCCACACAACCAGCGCGATAATTTCCTGACGCGTTCCGGCAATGCTCTGGCGCAACTGGCCAATTTTTTCAGTCTGTGCCTGACCGACTTTAATCGCCGCGCTGCCGGTGATGTCCGTTTCCGCATTGCCACCCACTGTAATCAGCTGGCTCTGCTGCGTGGCCACGCTGTAATTGCCTGTCGTCACGTGCTGAATTGCTCCGGCCATCAGTGACGCCGTTCCGATCACAGTGGTGCGGTGTCGCTGTGCGGGTGAAAGACTCATGTTTAGCCCTCGACCGGTTCAGTCACTTCGCCGATGGTCACAGCGTATTCATCAAATGCCGCGTACAGCTCCGGCTCTTCGACGGCGTAACCTTCGTTGCGCAGGTACTTGTTTTCTTCCTGCTTACGGTCTTCAACAAATTCAAACTTGCGCTGACGAGTGCCGCGCTGCGTGTAGATGTGCAGGTTCGACAGCGGCGTAACAATCATGCGCTTGCCCGGCATGAACGGCGGCACAATGGAGTACGACGCCGGGGCGACGGATATCACTCAGTCCTTTATGGCGATCCGCAAAACCATGACGGCCAGCGTCAACCGCTCAACCTATGAGGCAAGCCGCAGCGAGGAAGCCAGCCACGCAGATGTCGCCTGGGCGATTATGCACGCCCTCTTAAACGAACCGCTCACCGCAGCCAGCGGCGACGCCAGTCCCTCAATTCTGGAGTTCTACTAATGAGCAACCGCTGGGACCGCAAGGCCCATTTCGCCACCGCGCAGCCGGCACAGGCAACCGCGCCCCAGCAGCACGCCGAGGCGTTTACCTTCGGCGAGCCAACGCCGGTTATGGGCAAGCGCGATATTCTGGATTACGCCGAGTGCATCGGTAACGGGCGCTGGTATGAGCCGCCGGTCAGCTTTCACGGGCTGGTGAAAAGCCTGCGCGCGGCCGTTCACCACAGCTCGCCGATTTACGTGAAGCGCAATATTCTGGCCTCGACCTTCATTCCGCATCCAATGATGAGCCAGCAGGAATTCAGCAAAATAGCCCTGGACTATCTGGTTTTTGGTAATGCTTACCCGGAACGCCGCGATAATGCGCTTGTCAAACCGCTGCGCCTTGAAGCATCTCCTGCAAAATATACGAGGCGCGGGATCGAAGATGACATTTACTGGTTTGTGAACGACTGGAAAGAGCCACATCAGTTTAAAAAAGGCAGCGTTTTTCACCTGATGGAGCCGGATATTAATGAGGAGCTTTACGGCCTGCCGGAATATCTCAGCGCGCTTAACTCGGCCTGGCTGAATGAGGCGGCGACGCTGTTCCGTCGCAAGTATTACCAGAACGGCGCCCACGCCGGTTACATCCTCTACATGACCGACGCGGCGCAGAGCAGCAGCGACGTTGACCGGATGCGCCAGGCAATGCGCGACACCAAAGGGCTGGGGAATTTCCGTAACCTGTTCATGTACGCCCCGAACGGCAAGCCGGACGGTATCAAGATTTTGCCTCTCAGCGAGGTCGCTACGAAGGACGATTTCTTTAACATTAAGAAGGCCAGCCGCGATGACCTGCTCAGTGCGCACCGCGTGCCGCCGCAGATGATGGGGATTATCCCGGACAACTCCGGCGGGTTTGGGGATGCGGTGAAGGCGTCACAGGTATTTGTGCGCAACGAGCTAATGCCGCTGCAGGAGCGCATGAAAGAGATAAACGATTGGTTAGGCTGCGAAATAATCTCTTTCAGCCTTACGTCTTTGGGTAAGAATAATTCTTGCCAAGGATGGCAAAGCTACTGATATCAATAATAAATTCATGTCATTGAAATTTAAACTTGTCTTAAAAGCACTCAGCTGATATTAATTTTTCTTGTGTTTTATTTTTATACCAAAAAATTTGAGTTAAGGATGGCTTATGACAAGTTTTATATTCAAAAACAGCGATCAAATCGGCAGTCTTGACGCTGAGTCTGATTCGTTTCTTCAGGATTGTTTTTTAGAGTCCAACGTCTACGAAACTCTTCGTAAATTCAACACTGACTCCGACTTCACAAAACGAATAATAGTTGGAAGAACTGGCTCAGGAAAAACAGCAATATTAAAGAAATTAGCCACAGATCCAGTAGTAAAAAAACAAGCGATTATCGAAGCAGAGTCTACGGTTTTTGAGCATATAAATAACAATGTATTTATCTCTCAGCTTATGAGCAATGGTATCGATCTGCGAGTTTTTTACAAGTCTTTATGGATTCATGTCCTTATTGTTAAAGTTATAGATCTAACCTTCACAAGTAACAAATCATTTTTCGAAAAGATGCAAACTCTAGTGGCAAGTAAAAAGAAAAAATATAACCTAGAGTTAGCTCAAGAGTATGTTTCTAGGTATAGCGGGAACTTTTTTAACGATAAAATCGTTTCTGAAATAACTGAAAAAATGCAAAATGAACTAAATGGTTCACTTGGATCAGGGCTTGCTAAAGTTTCAGGAAAATTAGTTGATGAAGTAGCACAAAAGATTCAGACTGAAACAGCTCGATATGTAAGTAGTGAGTTACTTAGAAAACAAAAAGAATTGATTAAAGTCATCACGGAAGAAACTGCCGATGAGACTCAAAACAGAATAATTATCAGCATTGACGATTTAGATAAATCCTGGCTAAGCGGTAGTACGATTAGATATGATTTCATAAATGCTCTTCTTGATGCCTTCAAGGAATTACTGGACATTCGAACAGTAAAAGTTTTGGTTTCAATTCGTAGTGATATATTGATGGGCATCTATAAAACAAACCTTAGGCAAGAGGAGAAAGATAGATCTTTAATAATTCCAATTGAGTGGAATAAAAAAGACATCATGCAGATTTTAGATAAGAGAATAAGCCACCTTATAAAACATAAATACGCTGGTAAAACAAACGTTAGTTTCTCTGACATTTTCGGATTTCAAGTCAAAGGTCAAGATGCATCGACTTATATAATTGATAGGACTATGCTTAGACCTAGAGACGCAATTGATTTTGTGAACTACTGCCTTAGCCAAGGTGACGGAACAACATCTATGCATGAAGATTACGTCTTAGAGGCTGAAGAGAAATATTATGCTTCTAGAAAAAATGCCATAAATAAAGAATGGCAAAGCAGATTCAAACATATAGCAGACTATACAGACAGCATTGCTCTGTTAGATAGGCAGGATTTTTTAAAAAGTGAAATTGATTCGCGCATAACTGCAATTCAAGAATTTTTGATGTCGCGCTCCAAGCTGGACGACGACCAAACTGACGACCATATAGCTACCGACTTCAACTCTTTATTAAACGTCTGGTTTACTATAGGCATAATCGGAATCAAAAAGACTGACACATTAATCATTTTTTCCTCTTTTGATAAACCTCACCTTGATATTAGCGATTTCAACAAGAAATTTTTTGTGCACCCTTTGTTTTTCCGATTTTGATGTTAAGCGGCCTTATGGCCGCTTCGGCTGAAAGCAAATCTTCAGAATCATTTCGCAACAGTACTCCCTATTATTCTCATTCTACCAGCAGTACTTCGCTTCGCACGGTAGCAAGGTACTAGCACGGCCTTCACATACATGTTTGCACCCCTCGCGCGCAATGCTATCCCCGCCACGCCTGCCCGATTTGTGCACCGCTTTTAATGCAGTTGCATCAGACAAAAAAACGAGGCCAGCACTGGCCCCGTCGTATATTTTCAGCTGTGGTAATCGCATGCAGATCCATGCACGTTATGTATGCATAGCTTACTGCAGCTTAAAATCGTCTGTCGACTCCGGCTTAAAGGTGCTCTTTGGCTCCAGGCTGTTCAGGAAAAGGATACCCTGGTGAAGCGAAACGGGCTGAGGCAACTCAATTATAAAAACAAAATCGTATGTCCGGCCGAGCCAGTAACCGCCGCCGCTTTCTTTGGATCTTTGAAAAAAGACCCATTCGCCCGACATGTAATAAGTAAGCGACTCGCTCATGCCATTCAGATCGATATTGTTGGAACTATGCAGCTGATTCGAATCTCTAGCGATCAAACTTTCAATACAGTTATTGCCAACGCAGGCAAGGCATCCGCTCCCACCCCCATACACTTATCGCCAGAACTCCAAGAGGCGGCGCTGCCGCCATAAAAAAACCCGCTTACGCGGGCTTTGCTTTTCAAAAGCTCAAACGCTCAGGCGCGAACCTCAGGCTGCTTCTTCGCTATCGCCACCTTCTCGATTTTACCTGGCGTCACGATCATGCCGGTCACGCTCTCGTGCGTCTTAAAGGTGCAGCTGCAGTTGATGTTCTGGCACTGGTTGTAGCGCTCTTTGGTCTCGTTAGAGATGTAACGGCTACTGCGCGTATGGGCAGCGCTCTGACACAGCGGGCAATGCATCATTTGTGAGTTCCTCAGTAGTTGACGCACTCATTATCGCGCAACTAACTCACAAAAAGCAAATTAATTAACTATTTGTTAGTTGATCCTCACATATTCCACATCCGTGATGTCGTTTTCCAGCTCCAGCGTCGTGGTAAACCCCTCGGTCACGTTCAGATTGTGCGTCACTTTACTGATCACCCAGGCGCTGGCGTCAATCGCCGCTTTGAAGCCGCTGACCCTGACCGGGGTTTCGGGATAGAGATCCGCGCGTCCTGTCGCCAGCTGAAAGGTAAAGTGAGCCGCGCCGCGCTGTATCTCGCTCCACTTCGCCTGAGCGGCCTGCATCGCCGCCTCTTCGCTGTTGAAGACGTCCGGCAGCACCAGCAGGCTCTCTTTCGCGCCGGAAAGATAATCTCCTTCCTGCTTACCCGTTAGCCGCGGCGCGCTTTGCGCATCAGGATGGGCGACCGCAGCCTCGTTCGCGGCCTTTGCCTTGCGCTGCATCTGCACCACATGCGTTTTCGCCTCTTTTGTTGAGAGCCATCGCGCCTGCACGCCGCTATAGGTGGTGCGATCGGCAACAGTAAAATGGTGTTTATCGCCATCCTGGCGCGTCAGCGCCACCGTGGGTATGGCGCTGCCGCTGGCTAACTGGCCGCTGCCGGGCCGCAAAAAAAGCAGCCGCCCCGCTTTGATGACCGCCACCGCGCCATAGCGTTGCGCCAGACGGGTGACGAAGCTGGGATCGGTTTCGTGGGTCTGATCGATATGATCGATCTTGATCCCGGCGAACCCGTCCGCCATCTGCAAAATCAGCCCGCAGCGCTGGACAATCTGCGTCACGATGCCGCCCAGCGTGGCGTCGTGGTAAGAGAGGTCGCGCGCCTTGCCCAGCTCCCCGCGAAAATCGACGCTGCGCGCCACAATGGTCAGCACATCGGGCGCGCCGCCGTGGCTCACCTGATCGACCGTATAGTCGCCCTTGTTGTGCAGCTGGCCGGCCCAGCCCAGGAACAGCGACACGACCGTGCCGCGCTGCGGCAGCTGCAGCAGACCGTCGCTGTCGTCCAGAGTAAGGTTCAGCGTATCCGCTTCGAAGCCGCGATTATCGGTAAGCGTCAGCGAGATCAGCCGATCGCGCAGATTGGGCGTCACATCCTTGCTGCCGATCCACAGCATAAAATCGGGCGCCGGCCGGCTGCCCGCCTTAATCGCCATCGCGCCGAGTTCACTCACAGTGAGAAGCCTCCCGCCGCCGCTTCCGCCTTCGCCCACAGCGCGCTGCCCTGCGCTTTCAGGTCGCCGAACATCGAGACCAGCGACTCGTCGACGCGCAGCAGGTCGAGGGTAAAGGCAATCACGCGCGCGCTGCCGTCGGCGTAGAAATCGCTGTGCGTCGTCTTAAAGCTCTCGATGACGTACATGCCGTAGATGGTGCCGTCGCCGCCGATCAGCGGCCAGGCGCGCCCTTCGTCGGCCAGCAGCTGAAACGCCTGCGCCTTAACCGGGCCGCCGGTAAGCTCCGGGCGCAGCTCGCCGCTCAGGGAGATCTTGTCGCTGCCTTTGCCGGTAAACTGCGCTGCGGGGCGCATGCCGACGCGATTATTGCTGGCCCAGTTCCAGCCGCTGCTGTGTATCAGCTGGTTGTAGGGCAGCGTCTGCCGCATAAAGGGCAGCATGCCGTAGATCATCATCATGGATAGAATCCTCCTGTCATAGCGCTGCGCTGCCGGTTTTGCTGCTCGAACTGCTGTTGAGCAAAATGCTGCTGCACGATGCGCCCAACGTCATTGGGGTCCATGCCGGGCGACGCATTCACCGTGATATTGCTGGTATAAGCGTTCTGCTGCGTCATGCCGCCTGCGGCGGGCGCGACGACCGGCCGGTAGCTCGGGCCGCTGGTCAGCAGGTTACTTTGCAGCCCGCTAGCGGCGGGCGCGGCGTCGTTCTCGGCGGCCGTCGCGTCTGGCGGCAGATCCGCCTTCAGCTGTTTGTTTTTACTGCTGGCGATGCCGAGCTTGTTCAGCACCCAGTCGATGCCGCTGGTAAGCTGATCCAGCGCATGGCCGGGGATCTTTAGCGCCTCGGCGAGCATATTGCCGAAGCTTTTTCCCATATCTCCGGCGGCGGCCAGCTGCTCCTGCGTCGCTTTTACCGGCTCCAGCAGCTGCGTAAAGCCGTTCCATACCAACTTAATCTTGTCTGTCACCCAGGCGAACACCGGCTGCAGCGGCGCAAAGGCGTCGCCGATCGGCCCCATCGCAGCGGAAACCCCCTGCGCGACGCCGCTAATAAAGGCGCTGATGGGTTCCCAGTACTGGCGGATCAGCAGCGCGCCGCCGACGATGGCCGCGACGATAGCCGCTACCGGCAGCGTGATGGCGCCGATGGCGGTGACGATCGCGCCGCCCACCACGGTGAACAGGCCGCCAAGGATCTCGACTCCGGCCATAATGGCGCCGACGCCGCTGACCACCGGCCAGACCGCCATGCCGATAGCGCCCAGCGCGCCGACAAAGGTCAGCGCCACCGCCGCCGCCGTGGCGATGCCGCTCGCCAGCGTCGGGTTATCCTG